CCTGGGCGTTCACCGAGTCGGCCGACGCGCTCGACACCGAAGGCGTGAACATGGTCACGTTCGGACAGACGGCGAGTACGATGGGGCCTGCCTCGACGGCCTGCTACGAACTCATCACCACCGGGCGCCTGACGCACGACGGTGACCCGGTGCTGTCGGAGCACGTTGCGGCCACGGTGGCGCTGCTCACCGAGCGAGGTATGAAGGTGGTCAAGGGGCGCAAGAGGGTGAACCACTCTGCGGTCGCGATGGTCATGGCCGTGGCGATGGCGATGCAAGATGCACCGATACCGTTCGTCCGCAAGGCGCGGCCACCGCGAGGGTTCTGAGCGATGCAGGAAGACGTCATCAGCGGCCGGGTCTACGAGACGGTGCAGGTAGGGCCGCTGTCGGCGAACCTGCCGGACGGCGGTCAGGTGGCGCCCCTGGCACCGCGCTACGACGCAGCGTTCATCAAGGCTGCCGTGCCGAACAGCCCAGCCGGGATGCTTCGGCTGCTACTTGCCAGGCTGGACGCTCGACATCCGGCGATGGAGCGGTGGAACGACTACTACGAGGGTCGGCAGCCGCTGGCCTTCGCGAGCGAGAAGTTCCGTGACGCCTTCGGTGGCCGGTTCCGCGCGTTCTCATCGAACTTCTGCGCGCTGGTGGTGGACGGCACTCGCGAGCGCATGGAGGTGACCGGCTTCACCTATGCGAACAGCCGGAGCGCGAAGCGCGCCTGGCGCATCTGGCAGGACAACGACATGGACGCGGCCAGCCAGATTGCCCACACTGAGGCGCTGGTCAAGGGCATCGCCTATGCGCTGGTGGAACCCGACCAGCTGGGCGGCGACCCGACCATCACCATCGAGGACCCCTTCGACGCCATCACCTGCAGCGACCCGCGAAACCGGCGCCGTCGCACCGGTGGCCTCAAGCGGTGGATGGACGAGGAAGGCCACCTGAACCTCGTGCTGTACCAGCCGGACCTCATCTGGCGCCTCCGGAGCGAAGGCAAGTGGGAGCCGACCAACGGCGGGTCGTTCGTGCTGGTGGCTGACCCGCAGGAGGGTGAGGCCTGGCCGCTGCAGAACCGGCTCGGCGTGGTGCCGCTGGTGCCGCTGCCGAACCGGCCACGGCTGCGCGTCGAGGGTCGGTCTGAGATTGACCCGGTGATGTCGAACCAAGATGCCATCAACAAGTACCGCGCCGACGCTCTGGTGGCAGCCGAGTTCGCCGCGTTCCGGCAGCGGTGGGCGACCGGCTTGGAAATCCCCGAGGACCCCAAGACCGGCCAGCCGGTGGAGCCGTTCAAGGCTGCGGTGGACCGCCTCTGGGTCGTGCCACCACCGGACCCCGACGACCCGAACCAGACCGAGGCGAAGTTCGGTGAGTTCAGCGCCACGGACCTTGCCCCGTATCAGGCGATGATTGAGAGCGAGATTGGGGCGATGGCGAGCATCAGCCGCATGCCCTATCACTACCTGCTGGGTCAGCCGCAGTCGGTGCCACCCTCCGGGGAGTCGTTGAAGTCGTCCGAGGCTGGCCTGGTGGCGAAGGTCAACACGTCCGAGCTCCACTTCGGCGAAGGCTGGGAGGAGGTGTCACGCCTGACCCTGCTGGCCGTGGGCGATGCCGGGAGCAAGGACCGCAGCAGCGCCACCGAGTGGCGTCGTGACCCCGAGACGCGCAACGAGGCGGTCCGTACCCAGAGCGCGGTGCTTGCATACCAGCAGGGCATCATCACGCAGCCCGAAGCACGCCTGGCGCTCGGCTACCAGCCGCTGCCCGAGGACGCTGCTGGGGCGACGCTGGGGACCGTGCCGCCCGGTGGCGCACCTGGCGCACCTGCCGCAGCTGGGCCAGGCGCCACGCCTGCCCTACCTGCCAGCCCGCCAGCCGGTGGCCTACCGGCGTGATTGACATGCCGGAAGGAGACACATCAGGATGAGCGACACGACAGGTGAGGCAGCGGCCCAGGGGACCGAGGCTGCACCGGCGCAAGGCGCCACCACCGAGGCCCAGGGGGCTAGCTCCGCACCGGCGCAAGGCGCCAGCGGTGCCGCAGGTGAGGTGTCAGTCGAGACCCTGACCAAGAAGGTAGCCGACCTCGAGAAGGACAACCGAGCGTATCGCCAGAGGGAGAGCGCGCGGGAGGCCGCTGCGAAGGCGCAGGAAACGGCCGACATGACCGAGGTGCAACGGCTGACAGCGGAGAACAACGACCTCCGCGCCCAGATGCAGACCATGACGGCCAAGACGCAGGAGCAGTCACTGCGCACGGCAGCCGTCGAGGTGGCGCAGCGGCTCGGGTACAAGAACCCGGACATCGCATTCGCTCACCTGGTGCGCAACAGGGACACGCTGGAGTTCGCCGAGGACGGGACCCCGACCAACGTCGAGAAGATGTTGCGTGGCCTGGCCGACAGCGACCCCTACCTCGTGGTGAACACGGACTTCGGTGGAGGCCAGCGCGGCGCACCGGTTCCGCAGGGTCAGGACATGAACGCGCTCATCCGTGGTGCTGCGAAGCACTGACGCCAGGAGTACGACATGGCTTTCAACAACATCATCGCCCGCGATGACGTCGGTGGCCTCATCCCGACCGAGAGCGCGACCGCCATCATCCAGTCGCTGACGGCGCAGTCGGTGGCACTTGCCACCTTCCGGCGCGCGGTCATGCCGAGGGGCGTCACCGAGATGCCAGTGCTGTCGGTTCTGCCGGTGGCCTACTGGGTCAGCGGTGACACCGGCCTCAAGCAGACCACCGAGGTGAACTGGGACAACGTGACCCTGAACGCCAGGGAACTCGCTGTCATCGTGCCCATCCCGCAGGCTGTCGTGGACGACGCCACCATCGACCTCTGGGCGGAGATTCGTCCCCGCATCGCCGAGGCCTTCGGGGCGAAGATTGACGCAGCTGCTCTGTTCGGCAGCGACAGCCCCTCCGGCTGGGACGACAGCATCGCCGAGCAGGCCATCGCGGCCGGGAACACCTATGCGGTGGGCGACAGCGGTGGCGACATCAGCCTCGACATCTCGAACACCTGGGCGTTGGTCGAAGAGGACGGCTTCGACGTCAACGTGCAGTGGGCACGGCGCCGCATGCGGTCCCGTCTCCGTGGCCTGCGCGATGAGAACGGCCAGCCCATCTTCCAGAACGCGCTGGACCGCACGACCCCGGCCAGCGTCTACGGCGAGGACTTGCTCTACGTCTCCAACGGGGCGTGGGACGACGACTACGCGATGGTGGTCGGGGACCGGAACGCGGCCATCATCGGCGTGCGCCAGGACATCACCTACAAGGTGTTCACCGAGGGCGTCATCTCCGATGACAGCGGCAACGTCGTGCTGAACCTGATGCAGCAGGACGCCATCGCCATGCGCGCAGTGATGCGCGTGGGCTTCGCCGTTGCGAACCCGGTCAACGCGCTCGGCGCTGCCGACCCGTTCCCCTTCGCCGTCCTGACGGAGAGCGGTTCCTGACCTGACAGCCGGTGGCGCCTGGTACTTGCCAGGCGCCACCCATCACATCGGAGGCGACATGCTCACGGTGGACGACGCGCGTGCGCTCATCACGACCAGCCTGAGTGACACGCAACTCGCCGATGTCATCGACCGTGAGGAAGCGTGGCTGGCAAGGCGCATCGGACCCCTGGATGGCCTGCGGGTCGAGACGTTCGTGTCGGAGGATGGCGCCGAGGTACTGCACCTGCAGCGCCCAGCTGCGTCCGGGCCAGGCTGGGCAGTGGAGGATGAGGGCGGGGACCGCACGGCCGACGTGCGCCTCAGCGGCTGGTCCGACATCGTTGGCAGCGCCTGGCGCAGCAGCATCGCGGTGACGTACGAGCCGGTGGATGGACCCGAGGTCACGCGCGCGCTGGTGACGCTGGTGCGGCTGACCGTGGCAGAGACAGCGTTCACGTCCGAGAGCGCCGGGGGCTACAGCAGCGCCACCGATATCCAGCAGCAGCGCACGACCCGCTGGGCTGCCTGGCATGGCCTGCTGAGGCCGCGCCGACCAAGCACCACGCGCATCGCTGGCAGCCTCTCCAACGTCGAGGCGGTCAAGGCCGTCTCCGTCGTCGCCCTGGGGTCGTGACACCGCGCGTCGTCATCCTCGTTCCAAGGCGCGAAGGCTTCGCTGACCGGGACGCGCTCTGGTCGTTCACGAAGCCGTGGTGGCGCGAGAACTTCCCCGACTGGCCGGTGGTCGAAGGCCACCACGACGTGGGCCTGTTCAACCGAAGCGCAGCCGTCAACCGTGCTGCAGCACTTGCGGGCGAGTGGGACGTGGCGGTGCTCATCGACAGCGACGTGCTGACCGACCCAGACGCGGTGCGCAAGGCCGTCCCCCTGGCCGTCGAGACGGGTCAGATGGTGGTGCCGTTCGAGGTCCGCTACAACCTCAATCAGCTGGGCACCAGGCGCATCCTCGCCGGCGACCGAGGGAGCTGGAAGGGCTACATCGGCCGCACCTTCCGAGGCCAGCACTCGTCGGTCGTGGTCATACCGCGCACCCTCTGGGACGACATCGGCGGGTTCGATGAGGGGTTCCGTGGCTGGGGCATGGAGGACACCGCCTTCGCCCTGGCGTGCGAGGTCATCGCCGGTCAGCCGCTGGTGCGCATCGAACCCGGCGACGTATGGCACCTGTTCCACGCGAGCGCACCTGGCGAGAAGCACGGCAGCCCGTCGCACCGCAAGAACATGGCCCGCCTGGCGCACTACCAGGAGGCGCACCGCACCGGCGACCGCGCGGCCGTGCAGCGGCTGGTGGTCGAGGGTCGTGCGGAGGCCGCAGTGACCCACGTCGATGGCATCCCGCGCATCCTGCACCGCGTCGTACCCGAGGCCATCAACGCCACGGCCGAGGCGTGGTGGCAGCGGTGGGCGGAGCTTCACCCGACCTGGCGCCTGATGACCTGGCGCGACCCGCTGGACAAGGCCGACTTCCCGCTCACCTCGCCGCACTGGAAGAAGGTCAGCTGCGGTGCGCAACTCGCCGACCTCGTGCGGCTGGAAGTGCTGCTCATCCACGGTGGCATCTACGTTGACCAGGACATGGAGCCGTTCCGCTCGCTGGAACCGCTGCTCGGTGCCCAGGTGGTGGCAGCCTGGGAGGACGAGAAGGTGGTGCCGAACGCGGTGCTCGGCGCGCGGCCGGACCACGAGGCTATTCGGCTGGTACTTGCCGACGCGCTGCGGAACATGCGCCGGTCGGTCTGGGAGGCTGGCCCCT